TTTGTTGCTCTTTGAGTGACTTCTGTGCCTTAATTTCAGTCAATTTTAGCTCTGATTTTGCTTTTTTTGTCTCAATAAAACCAGTAACGGCATCTTTTACCATTCCTGCAATAGGTCCAGCTAATAAATTAATCATTTTCACCTCTATTTTGTTGATCTTGACGTTGAAGTGCTACATCTGCACGTAAATCTGCAATATCGTAGCTTTGTTTTATCTTTTTATCGTCTAACTCTTGTTTATATTCAAATTGATCTTCTTTTAAATCAAAATTTCTTGATTTTTGTGCATTATTCATTTCCATTTCAGACTGTCTAAGCTGTAATTCCTGTTGTTTTAACAAAACAAGCGGATCCATCTGCATATCTTCCATGGCATCATTACCGTCTTTAACCATTTGCTCAGTAATTTTGACAATTTGTTCATTGATAAGAGTATCTCTTTGAGCTTGAAGTTTCATTAACTCCTCTGGTGGTACTTGTTCACCAAATTGTTGACGTAATTTCTCAGCATCTTGAACTAAAGCTTTATCTACCATCTGTGTTGCTAATAAAGATACGTGTTGGTTTATATGTGATATGAGTTGCATCACAATCATAGGATTAGAAGATATCATTTTTGAACTCATAAATGTTCTGTGTGCTGTTATGTGTTGTTCATGATTCTGTTGTGGGAAAGCTTGTAGTGGTCTACCCATGATTACAACACTATGCTCCATGGCAGGATCCAAAGGTGCAGGGGGTTGTGGTATAGGAAGTATTTGATCAATGTCTTTAACACCTAATGCAGTATACATCCTCCTATATGCCTCATACAAATTGTGCATTTGAGGATTTGTTTGTGCTAGTTGTAATTGATTTTGTGCAAGAGTAACTCTTTGAGATAAAGAAAATATGTTTGGATCAGATACTGGTAGTATATCAATATTGTCATCAAAATCGACTTGCTTAATTTCTCTTGGACCACCTTGTACGTTGAAAGGATACATTGGTGGTAAAACAACTTTGAATATTTTTGCTAATAATCTAAATTCCTTTTTTTGTGCGTAATGCAATCTTTTATGAATCGCCGACATAACTTTAGTACCGCGTTCCATTAAGGCCATTGTTGTTCCAACTGGAGTTTGTGATTTGCCTATTTCTGACATTTGCATATCAGCAACCGCTGCAAATTGTTTACCAGCTTCTACACAAAAACCAAGAAGAGCAAAGAGTGTTTGATCTGGACCTTTATAAGGCAGAGGCATCAATGCTTCACGAATAATTCCGTTAGGAGCATCAACGTCTCTAAATTCACCTGGTTGTAAAGGTTGATCATCATCACGTATTCTTAAACCACGTGATTTGTAACCAGCAGGTAAATTAGATAAAGTTCCTGCATCAAGTAATTGTCTTAAAGCTGTTGTGGCAGTTCTTGTTAAACCACCAATCATGTGAATTAAACCAAAACCATAAAATCCTAGTCCCGGTAAAAACTTGTAATGTACAAAGTATTCTGTTTTCTTTTTTAAAGGATCTGCTTCATTGTAATTACGATATATTGATAAAACCTTTTGACTGTTTCTATCAATTGTAATTATGTATGGTAATCTAATACCGCTAGGCTCACCACTGTTTGGGTTTATATCTTCAAAACCTTCTAAATCTAAATCAACATGAACTTCATATAGTTCTGTCATATCACCCATTAAATAATCGTTAGGGCTTTCTCCATCAATCCTATTTTTCTTTTCTTGTAAATCAGAGGTATCGTCACCATCATAAGGTTGCAAATCTATATCACGATAAAAACCAGAAACTTGTTTTTTTCTTAGATCGTTCATTGACATTTTGACAACTTGCGTAATACGATCACAAGTATCTAAGTCTGATGCACCATAAGGAACAACTACGTCTTCGGCAGGTATAAATTTAGATGTAGCTCTACCAATAACGTTATCATAATAAACTTTTTTAAAAGCACTACCCGCTAGTGGTAACTCAAATAATAGTTGATCCATCTCTGGGTTATAATCTTCCATGACATGAGTAATCTCATAGTTCATGTAATCTTTGACTCTTTCAGCAGCTTGTTGTAGCTCAGGATTATTTGCACCGACGACTTGTGTTCTAACAGGTCCATCACTAGGTAGAAGTTCTACATAAGCCATAGCCTGAAATTGTGTTACAGCCTGTGCTAACATTGGGTGACTAACAGATGCAGCACCTCTAAAAGGTCTTGTTCTTTCTTCGTGTTTGAAACCAAGTAAGTCCAAGCCTTTTGTGTAAGCCTGTTCCCAATCCTCTCTAGAGGATTTGTCATTATCTATTTTGTCAATTAAATCATTTGTGATTTCTTGAAGGTAAGATTCATCCATACCCTCTGCGAGGTTTGACATGAATTCTACTGGAGCTTGTTGTTGTTCAGGATTTAATATCGCTGAACCGTCTTCGACCATTTGCACTTCTGGTTGAGCACTTACTTGATCAACATCTATTTCTTGTCCTACTTCTTCAAATTCAAGATCCTCTCCTCCTCCAGCACCAATAGGTTCTACCCTATCCATTTTCGGAAAGTCGGAAGTTGAGTCAAATTTATCTACCATTAATATTCTCCATAAATATCAGTAATTGAAACTAACCCATTGGAATCAATTTTACCACCATCTTTTTTACCAAATAAGAAAAACGGACCCTTTGCTTTTGGCTCGTCTTTAGGAAATGTCAAAACAGGTATTTTTATTTCTTGTGGATTATATTCCTCAATAATGATCTGCGCCGCATTACGATCATCACCAGGACCCAAAGGCACAAGATCAAATGTCTGAGTATCTATAAAGCCTCCAGTATCTGTCGGATCAGAAATAGTCTTTGGCTGAACGTAATAATCCATGGTTTGACCTGGAGCTACTTCTCTAGTGTAAATAACTTGATTTGCCCCAAGATTTTGTGCAGTTCTATTTAATTGTTCATCAATAAATAATTGTGCTTCTTCAGGTTCTAGTCCTTTGGCTAATTGATCTTGTTTAAGTTGACTAAATCCTCCGCCTATATCTCTTTTAAAATAAGTAAGACCACGATTAGAAAGATCTGGATTTAAAATTGATTCTATTTGTACGTTGCCTCCATATTTTTTTGCAATGTTATTCATTTGTTGAACTGCAACTTTATCATAGAGATCGTTGAATTTTTTACCTCCTGGTCCGTCTGGATCTTTACCCCATCTCATGTTTATAAATTTTCCGGGGAATATACCAACCTTATCGATGCCACGTGATTGTGCATCTTTAATTGTCGCTTTAATAATTAAATCAACATAGTCTTTTTGTTTTTGAAAAGGAACCATTGGAAATAACTGTATTGGTTTTAAGTCGTATCTGTCAGGAACGGTATCTTCTGTTGCAAAACCTTGTAGTCTATCCGCTTGTCTCTCTCTTGGAACTCGTACGTTTTTAAGTGTGTCCTCTGTTTCTAAAGCTCTATTTAAATCTAAAATATCATCACGAAGTTTTAGTTGTTGTTGCGAAGTGTTAAAAATTATTTCATTAATTTCTGGTGTATCTTTTGCAATCATGCCCGCTAATTCATCATCAATAATTTTTTGTAAATCAGTAATTTGTTGAGAATACAAAGGTAATAAATCTTTTCCCGCTGTGTTAGGAAAAGGTTTAACAGCATTACTTTGCATTAAAAGTTCTTTTGCATTTGGTGGTACAATGTTGTCAAGCTCAATTAACTTCTTTTCTGCATTTCCTTTTTTAATAGGGTCATTTGAAAGTAAATCATTTTGATATCTTGCTTTTGCATTGTCGACACGTTGTATTAATGCTTTCAGTCTTTCTTGTTCTTTTCTTAAACTTGTAAGCATGTCTGTTTGCAGTTCTTGTATAGTTGCTATTGTACTTCCACTAGGTGATTCATAATCAGCAACACGAGTGAAGGCCACTACATTTTCGTCATCAAAGTGTCCACTTTCAACAAAGGGTTTACTGTCCCCCTGTATAGGTCCTGATTTAACAACTATCTCTCTATAATTTTGACCAATATTATCTAGACTTAAACTACCTTGAGCTTCATGCTTTGGCCTTGGAATTGATTGATAATATGCTTTCTCTGCATCTGACAAACCATCCATGCTAGGTGGGTATTGTCTTACTTTAATTTCTAGATTTCCAATTGGTGATGTTTCATAAAAATCAGTGAGTTGTTGTTTTGTCATTTTTTTTCCAGGAAAATATTTTTCAAAATCAGTTAAATATTGTTCAAGTCCAGACTCTCTTATTTCAGATATGGGTGCAGTATTACCACCTGTTAAAAAATTAGCCCAATCTTGAGGCTTTGCTGCATTAGGTGCATTTGCACTTTTTAATTTTTCATAAGTAAATGATTGAAAAGGAAAGTCCTCCTTATTAACTGGTGATATAGGTGCAGGAGTGAGTTCGTTTGTGGATCCAGGAGAAGGTAGCATTGTTTTTTCTACATCACTGTCTGTAACAACACCTTTAATCTTGCCAAAAACGTCTTTCAGTCTAAAAGGATTGAACGCAGTCAATTGACCAGAATCTACTGCTTGATCAAAGAAGTCTGTATTAAAAGCTGGATCAGATGTAAACTGTTGTTCATTAATGTTTTGCAACGGATCACCGCCTATGGCCATCTTGACAGGACCACCTTTGCTGTAGGGTTTTATAGCCCCCTTCAGTAAAGTTGACTTAGGTAAATTTTCTAATTCTGATTTATAGGATTTTATCATTTCAGGGTTATTATATAATTCATTTAATCTATTTATCATATTTTCTTTTAATGCTTGAACTGAAAAAGGTTTACCTCTCATGCCTTCATTAGCCCCTCTACCAATAATTAATTCTCCAGTGCCTTTTTTTGGGTCAAAAAAAATATCAAAAGAGCTAGCACTTTTGCCTTGATTATCTCTAACTATAAAATTCTGTACAACATTTTTAATATTAGGGTCATCAATAGGAATAATTGAAGTAATTCCTAGCTTGTCTAATTCTTGAGCAATATCTCTAAGTTGAGCACCTGCTTGTAAACTTTTTTTAGATAAGTCTGTGCTTAAAGTTTCTGATCTATCTTTAGAAAATACCTTAAATATTTTATCTCTTATTTGTTTTTCACGTTTTTTTTGTAAACCTCTATTAAATGATCCGTAACTAGGATAAATAGTGCTTACATCAAAACCAGCACCTTCTAGTCTATCCATCTCCAATGCCTTTGCTATTTCAAACTCATGACTTAACTCAAGTCTCAAAGTATTAAAAAATCTATTTAGGTCTTTTCTTGGAGACTTAAATCTAGAAATAAATTTATTTATTGCTTTATGAAAATTACCGTTTTCACTTTTACTTCTTCTATATAATTTATCAAGGTGATCAAATAAAGCTACATTAGCAGCATCTACTTCTCTAGCTAACTTAGCAAATTGTTGAAAATTGTTTGCATCTCCAAAAAATTTGTCTAATACATTTTCATCTTCAATAAACTTTTCAAACGCCTTTAAGTTATTATCACGAGTAACTTTATCAGTTTTAAATTCTTTAGTTTTAAAACCATATTTTTTTTCAAAATTTTTCATTACTTCAGCAGGACTATCAGTGATACTTCTAAACATTAGTTCTAAATATCTACCTGCTAATCCTGAATCAGTTTTACTTGCAGCTAATCCATATTTTCTTAAAATTTTTAAAGCGTCTTCATTATCCAAAACATTTTTCTTTGATTCATATCCTTGTTCTTTCATATACTTTCTAAAATTATTTTCGGTAATAATTTGCTTATTGGTTTCAGGATCTACCTCATCTAATTTAAATTTCTTTCTTAATGACTCTAAATAAAAATTTGGATTGTCTTGAGTTTTTAAAAAATCTTCCAGTTGATTGAATTTATCATTAACTAATTTATTTTTTTTTCTTACTTGATCTATTTGTGATGTATTACTAATTAAAGATTTTTTTCCAGCTTGATCAAAAAATTTATTGTAGGAGGGGTTATTTTTTAAAAAAATACCTAAAGTGCTTGATGACACACCATAATCTTTATAAAATTCATTTTTATCAAAAATCTTACCTTCACTATTATTTAAAAAATTCATAATAGTGTTTGATTTTTCGTTAGATAATTTTTCTCCCTTAATAGAACCACCTATAGGAGAATTAAATAGTTCTGTAAAAGGTTGTGTTGTGTAATATTTGCCTTGACTCTCTCTTACACCCCTTCGTAAGTCATAAATTTGTTGTTTCTTTAAATTAGGATAGAGTTCTTCTAAGAAAGCATCAAATTCTTTTTGTGTAAATTTATCTTTGCCAAGTTCTTTTAATCTTTTTTTAGCTGCTGTAGTTATAAAATTAACACGTTCATTGAATGCGTTATCATAATATTGTTTTGTAGCTCCTACTCGCTTATCATCAAAAGGTCTTTTGCCTGTTAAATTTCTCACAGCGGCATCTTCCATAAATCCAAATGCATCACCTTGTTGTCTTGCAAGATCTTCTGTTGTGGGGTTAGCTTTCTGTTGTATTCGAGCCATCTCGTCACGCAATAACATCGCTGTCCTAGGATCTCTACGTACAATTTCTTCTTTAGCTGCACGAGAAGATGCGGATTGAATTTTGTTTAATAAAGATTGAGAAGCGCTTGATAGACCTCTGACTATCCCCCTTGAAGCTAAACCCGCCAAACCAAACGCATCTATCTGATCAATGACAGAAAAGACAAGATCCGTTAATTCAATGGGACTAAAATCATATATGGGTCTACCCTCTGCTAAATCTTGAACAGATTCTAATACAGGCGTTTGTATATCTTGTAAAAACGCTTTAGTTCGACTGAACTCTCTACCACCAATATCCTTATCAACTAACCCTGCAATCTTTTGCTCTGCAAATCTACCAGTGCCCTCTATTTGTGGTGCGATACGCTCTCTAGCTTTTTTTGCCATGGCATCTTCAAGTTGAACACCAATTAAATTTCTTTCATCCTCAGGAGTTAATGCTTTTTGTCCGGGTAAAAGAGCTTGTCCTATTCCTTGAAAGGCACTTGCTAAATTAAGTCCACCTGGTTCTCCATAAAATGATTTTAAAAAATCAGGTAATTCATCTCTTAATTTATCTATCGTAGGTTCTTCACTAGGTTTAAAATTAGAAGCTTTAACATTGGGTTGTAAAGATACATCAGGATAATCTTGATACGCAGGATCGTCATCTACTGCTTCATCGCCAGCTTTTTTGTAAAGATCTAATCGACTTCTTATCATTAATAATACTCCGGTTGTCCGTGGTCCGTGGGCTCATCTTCGTAGTCATCTTCCAACGATACAAAGTTTCCTTTACAAAACCTCAGTAAGGCTTGGCTCATGGAGTCAACTAAGTCGTCATGTTCCGCATGAGGGAACATCGCACACTCTTCGATCATCTCTTCAGCCCAGCGTTTCTTTGGTGCCCATACTGCACCACT